GGTTCCTGCGGGGGCCGTAGCGGGGGTTTCACGGGCGGCTGCAAAATTAATGAGAAATCCACAAGCTAAGTTTTTAGATTCTTTAAAAGAACAAGGGGTTTTAAAGGATCAAATTCCAACAAAAAAACAAAGAGACGTACTTCGAGAGGAGTGGCCTTATGATGACCTTTATGATGAATTTGACTTTGAGCTATCGCCAGAGAAGTTAGAAAGCTCAAAACAATCTTTGTCCTTTACTACAAGCCCGTATGCTATTGACGAAAAAAAAATATTTGACCAAATAGAACGATGGACACGAGATTTTACAACTCCTGAAGATTATTACGCTGTTAGAATGAACTTGTCAGACCGTTTTTCTGTGCAATTATCGTCTTACCAAGAACAGCTAAGAGATGCTTTAGTTCAAGCTTATCCAAATGGAAAAATTCCTGTAAAAAGACGGGTTCCTTTTGAAGTTAACAACAGGGATTATGTGGCTGAAAATGGAAAAATTGTAAAAGAACCTGCAAAGTTTAAAACTTTTTTAACGGACGTTGACGATGTTGTTTTTGCTTCTTTTTTTAGAGAACCCGAACTAGTAGTACGAAATAAAAACGGGGATTTAATTTCTACGACTCCTTTAAGTCAGGAAGATCTAAAAAAGGTAAAAAAAGGGGGTTTGGAATATGATCCTAATTATGAATTGGATTTTGCCAAAAGTTTTTATTACCCTACTCCAGATAATTTAACGGAGCAATTAGACGTTTTGGATGAATACATTACGGAGACATATTATGCTTTGGGTCAAAATAGGCCGAATGCGGACGTTTACGATATTCTTGAAGAATTAGCGGCCCCCATAGAGCGTTTTAAATATTTAATACAACTTACCAAAGACCCTCGTTACAGTGACAACAAATTTTTACAAGATTTAATTAAAAGTAAATATTCTGTAACAGGATACAGTGACAACCCTAGTCGAGTAATTCATGAGCTAGGGGTCCCTTTAGAGTCCCCGTCTACTATGGCTCCGGTTGCATTTGCCGAAGGCGGTTTTGTTGAAAAACTAAAAAAGTTAGGGTCAGATATTATTAATTATCCTGATCCAAATATTGTCATGGCAGATCAGGCGGCTCCTATTCCTGAAGTTTTAAAAGATCCGCGAACTTATATTGAGGCCGAAAAAGGCGCGGTAGCGGGAACTTTAGGTTTGCCCGGAGACATTGGTTCTATGTCCGAAGGGGTCGCTGATTATATTCAGTACATGCCTACTTTTTTGCGGGCACCTGTACAGACACTAATGCAGTTGCCGACCACGGAGGATGTTAAAGAATTTGGTATCGAAAAAGGGCTGTTGACTCGGGAAGAAACCGAAGGTGTTCCTTTTCAAGTTGGAGAATTTTTTAGTCCGGTGTCTGGAGCGGCAGCCGTTAAAGGAGCTAAAGTTCTTTCTAAATTCGGACCGCAGGCCGGGAAGTATATTTCACAAGAAGGTCTTCTTGCAGCAGAACGTCTGATGGATAAGGCTCCTGAAGTGTTTCAACCACGACTTAACATAGTACCAGAAGGTCCAACTACGTCTTCTTTGGTAAGACCCATTACAAGGCACATGGGCGTAACGTCGTATGCACGGAAGTTAGCGGAAGGTGTCAAAAGAAAGAAAGGCACGACGGCAGAGTTTGTAAACGAATTAAAAGCTAGAGCAAAGAAAGATCAGAAAGAAGTTAATTTCAACTCAGAAATTAAAGCAATGGGATTGGATTTAACGGACACCACCCCTATTTCTAGGGAGCAGTTTCAAAAAAGATTATCAGATAATGAGTTGTCTATAGACTTAACTGTCTTAGGAGAAGTTCCGGCTAAAAGAGCTGTTTTTGGGGAAGCTATGGAAATAGAGCCGTCTTCAGAGGACTTGGTTCAATTTAATCAAATTTTTAAAGATATTCATTTTGGAAATTTAAGTCCTTCTACTTATAAAAACGCACGAGAATATACTCTTAAAAATTACCCTCCAGAAATAATTCCTATTGAAACGCCAGAAGGAGATTATGCGTTAGTAAGAAGCATGATAGACGGAAAGTATGAATTGCAGAAAGGTCTTGGGGATTATCAAGAAGCTTCTTTTGGTACAGGTCAAAAAAAGATAATTTTACCTGACTCCAATAAGGGGGCTGTAACCGCAGACAACGCACGAGAAGCAATGGTAGAAGCTACAGATTATTTTGATTTGGTAAAAATTACAGAGCCAAGCAAAAAGGACACAAAATATGTGCATGACCTTGCGTTAGAAGGCGACACACCTGTTATTCAGACAAAGCGTCGCGAATTTTTAATATCGTCTCCTCAAATAAAAGGAAATTTTGAAGAGCACTTTGGTCCGGCGCAAACGGCTACCCAAGACAACGTATTAGCACATATGTTAATAACAGATTGGGAGGGTCCGGTTAAACTGGAAGATGGAACAGTTCTTAATCCAGACTTACTAAAAGATGTTGGAAAAACGGGACAAGCTACGTCCAAAATTTTTTATGTTGATGAGGTTCAAGATGATCTAACTAAGGCTCGTCAACGGCGAAATACTTTTGATAGTCGAATGGACACTCATAAAGCTAGTTATGCGGCAAAGCAAAAAGAAGTAACAAAAATGATTGAAGACCTTGCGCCCGATAACCGTACAGCAGAAGAATTGTCTGAATACGTTACAACCCGTTTGATGCGCAAGTTAACCACTTACAGTGCAAATCCTAAGATGAATCGAGACATAGAGCAACTTTTTAGTCTTCTTGAAACACGTAGCTTGTTTCATGATGCGGCTCCTATTGGAAGAGACCCTACCTACAAACCTGTTAAAGATTTTTTAATAGATTTAGAACGAAACAAAGAGTCTTTAAACTTAATAAAACCAATTGAAAACCGACCAATGACTTATATTGAAAACCCGTGGGCAAAGGTTAGTCACGAGACGGCTTTGAAACAAGCTTTACGCATAGCTGTTAACGAAGACTATGACTATTTAATGGTTCCCAATGAAAAAATGCCTGAAATAAAATATAAAAAAGGAAAAGCGGATTCTTTAAAAAACTTGTATCAGGAAAAAGTTCCTAAAATTCTTAAAAAAATAGCTAAAACATACAACACGGAGGTAATTAACGCATTTTTAAATGATGTTGTTATTAATGATAAATCACGTTTATACAGAAAAAATGTAGATTTAGGGGCTTATGTCATTAAGCTGACCCCGGAATTAAAGAAAGCGGTGTCAAGAGAAGGTGTTGGTGATACTTTTGCCCAAGGAGGCGTGGTCCGTAAGCAGGGCATTGGGACTCTTAACGAAATAGCGCGGACGATGTTTCAGCGACCCCGAGGGGTTAGCGGATTATCTTCGGTTGCAAGAAACATGTTTCAGTAGAATAATGTAGCAAACATTATAAGGAAAAGTTATGGCACAGCAACCCCCGGTATCTTTAGTAGAGAAGCAAAATGATGATCCGAATGTAGCGGAAGCGTTAGATGATATTGAGATAGAAATGCCTGCATCGGTATTTCCGGCAAAAGATGCTATTCCTGATGGGATTGAGATTGAGGCTACGGACGATGGAGGGGTTGTCGTGGACATGGACCCTTCTTTAAATAATGCTCCTGACGAGGGAGATTTTTTTCGTAATCTTGCCGAGGAGATTGACGATTCCGAATTAGGTAGTATTTCAAGTAGTTTGATGAGTGAATACGAAGCTAACAAGTCTTCCCGTAAAGATTGGGAAGAAGCTTATGCCAATGGTTTAGAATTATTAGGTTTTAATTACGAGGAGAGAACACAACCGTTTCGTGGAGCAACCGGGGTTACACATCCTTTGTTAGCTGAAGCTGCAACGCAGTTTCAAGCACAAGCTTTTAACGAGTTGTTGCCTCCGATGGGGCCTGTCCGCACCACCATTCTTGGTTCCCCTACTCGAGACAAAGAAGAGCAGGCTAAACGAGTTCGTGAATTTATGAATTACTACATTACTACGGTGATGGAAGAATACACGCCTGAGTTTGATCAAATGTTGTTTTATTTGCCGTTGGCAGGTAGCACATTTAAAAAAGTGTATTACGATGAAGGTATGGACAGGGCCGTTAGTAAATTTGTTCCCGCAGAACATTTGGTTGTGCCGTATGAAGCTAACGATTTAGAGACGTGTCCTAATATAACGCAAGTAGTTAGAATGTCGTTAAACGACCTTCGTAAAAAACAAATTGCAGGTTTTTACCGAGATATTTCGGTAATTCCTGCACAGTCTTCTACGGATAGCGTAACCGATGAAATTAATTATATTGATGGGGTACAACCGTCTAATATTGATTACGATTGCACCGTGTTGGAGTGTCATGTCGATTTGGATTTGAAAGGTTATGAAGAAAAGGATGATAAGGGGGAACCTACGGGGATTAAAGTTCCTTACGTTGTTTCGATTAGCGAGGACAATGGTCAGATCTTGTCGATAAGAAGAAATTACGGGGAAGACGATTCCAAGAAGAAAAAAATACAGTACTTTGTCCATTACAAGTTTTTGCCCGGTTTTGGTTTTTACGGGTTAGGTTTGATCCACACGATTGGTGGTTTATCTCGTACAGCAACCGCTGCCTTACGGCAGTTAATTGATGCGGGTACTTTGTCCAATCTTCCAGCAGGCTTTAAAGCCCGTGGGTTGAGAATTAGAGATGACGATGATCCATTGCAGCCCGGAGAGTTTCGAGATGTTGACGCTCCCGGAGGGGCAATACGAGATAGCTTGATGCCGTTGCCGTTTAAAGGGCCAGATCCGACATTATTTCAATTGTTAGGTTTTGTGGTTCAAGCGGGGCAACGATTTGCAACAATTACTGATTTAAAGGTAGGGGATGGCAATCAGCAGGCAGCCGTAGGAACGACGGTAGCTATGTTGGAACAAGGCACTCGGGTTATGAGTGCGGTTCATAAGCGGTTGCATTACGCCATGAAACAAGAATTTCAGTTATTAGCCAAGGTTATTTCGGATTATTTACCACCAGAATACCCGTACATTATTGAAAATCAGGAACAATCGATTAAATCTCAAGATTTTGATGAGAGGGTAGATATTATTCCTGTATCTAACCCTAATATATTTTCTCAAGCGCAACGTATTGCTTTGGCTCAGACACAGATGCAGTTAGCGGCACAAGCCCCTGAGTTACACAACATGTATGAGGCTTTCAGAAGAATGTATGAGGCGTTAGGGGTTAGGGACATAGATAAAATTTTAAAAGCACCTTCTAGTACAGAGCCTATTCCAAAAGATCCCGCTCTAGAAAACATAGATGCGTTAGAAAACACGGATTTACAGGCTTTTGAGGGGCAAGATCACGATGCTCATATTATGGCTCATTTAACTTTTGGAACTTCTGCTATTGTTCAAGCTATGCCTAATGTAGCGATTGCCTTACAAAAACATGTTATGGAACACGCTCGGATAAAAGCCCAAGAACAAGCTATTGTAGTTTATATGCAACAAAACCAAGGACAAGCTGCCTCTGAGGAGCAAATGTTAGAATTAGAGGCCCTGACAGCACAGTTAATAGCCCAAGAAATGCAAAATGTTAAAGTATTAAGTGCTCAAATTGCTGGAATTGGTCAAGAAGGCACAGATCCGGTTGTTGCGCTTAAACAACAAGAGTTGCAGATTAAGCAACAACAAGTTCAATCCGATACAATGGATGATCAAGCTAAATTGAATTTAGAGAGACAGAAGATGGCTGAACGGTCAAGGCAGTTTAATGAAAGAGTAAGTAGCCAAGAAAGGCAAACACAAGCTAGAATACAAGCTACTAATGAAAGAGAGTTATTAAAACTTAGACAAAAAGGAGGACAATAATGTTGTCTCGGGTAAGAATAGTTAGTGGACCTGCAAAAGATGCTCCAAAAGCAAAGAATGCCGCAGAAATTCAAGGACAAGGAACAATACCTTATGCTAAATTGGTTGAAGAAAAAACTCCAAATATTGGAAAAGCTAAAGTTACGGTTGGTAAAAAGCGCGGCATGGGTGCGGCGCAGCGTGGGAGTCGCTTTACAAACGCTTAGTTCATGGCTAGTATTTTTGTGGTTCCGATTGATGAGTTGGTTCAAATGAAACAAAAAAAGTTTGAAGAATCAAGTAAATACGAAAATTACGACTTGGATCATGACGGTACGGTAACGGATGAGGAAATTTCTAAATCTAAAGAAATGATAGATTTAGAGTTAAGAGAAGAAAAAAGTCATGCTCAAAAGCAGATGTCATGGACAGCTATTGCAAGT